CGCCTTTGATGTGATGCCGAAGGCAAGAGAATATGTAACGCGGGCAGACAACGCGAGGCCGGAAACGATTAGCTACCTTCAGCGTCATGGTTACAAAAAAATGATCGGCGTGAAAAAAGGTCCGGGTAGCGTGGAGGATGGAATTTCGGTTCTCAGATCGTTCGAAAAAATCGTCATCCATCCGCGATGCACGCATGCAAAAGATGAGGCCGGCCTATGGTCGTATAAGACCGATCCTTTGACCGGCGATGTTTTGCCAAAGCTTATCGAGAAGCACGACCATACATGGGATGCAGTGAGATACGCTCTTGAGCCTGCTCATACGGCGATGCTCGAATTCATGGCCGCCCAGCACAAAGAGGCGGAGGAGAAGAGGAAGGAAAGCGCTGAGCCGCCCCGTCCAGCATAGCCGCCCTGTGGGATGTTGATTGAGCAGGAGCAACGGGGCAAAAAAATTACCATGAAGCAAAAAGATTTGCTCAATCCAGAATTTGAATTCGTTGAATGTCCTATCTGCAAAGCAAAACCTGGGACGCCGACGCTCTGCCCGTCATGTTTTCACAATAGGGAAGTAATTTCTAAGCTGAAAAATATAATCCGAAAAAGGAGGATGATTCATGAAAAAAGTAGTCTACACCCTGGCACTTGATGGCTACCCCGATGAGATGACAGACCTAACTTTCCCCTGGATCGAGCATTATGCGAAAAAGATCGGCGCTTCCTTCTACGTTATCAGGAAGCGTAAATTTCCAGACTGGCCTCCGACGGCTGAGAAGCTTCAGATCTGGGAGCTGGGCAAGAATGTGGACTGGAATATCTTCATCGATGCCGATGCCCTAATCTCCCCCGAACTCTTCGATGTGACGGCGGTGATGACGAAGGAGCTGGTTCTCTTCACCGGCCAGGACATGGCAGCGATGAGGTTCAGGCCGAACAAATACATGCTCCGAGATGGCCGTTATATCGGAGCCTGCTCTTGGTTCGTTGCCTCATCCGACTGGACGCATGATCTATGGAAGCCTCTGGATATTGACTATCAGGAGGCGATAAAAGATATCTTCCCGACTAACGGCGAGCGGATGTGCAGGATTGGGGACGGCACCCATGGGATCGCTCCGGAGAAGCTGATCGAGGATTATATTCTCTCCTCGAACATCGCCCGGTTCGGTTTGAAGCATATCACGATCGAGGGATTCATTAAGCAGAAGTTCGGGCGAATGTACGATGCTTACTACTGGCATCAGTACACGATCACCATCGATGAGAAGATCATCCAATGCTTAAACGTGATGAAGGCGTGGGGAATGATCACGCCTGCGGTCGAGGAGAAGTTTGCACCATATCTGAAGAAGCTGGCCAGCCAGCCGATAGGGCCTCCAAGGCCGCAGATGCCATGCTAAAAAAAGGGGAGCCTTGGTCTCCAGGCGCGACATGCGTGCTGACCGCCAAGGTAAAAAACTCGGCCTCCCGGAGAAATCCGGCACGCCGAGGCCCCTTAAATACGGAAAGAAAGGAAGGTCAACCATGGACGTAGGACAAAGACTTGACGCCTTAGAAAGCAGAATGATGGTAGTAGAGCGTGCGCTGAAGATCACGCCACCTGCTGATCAGGTCACGCTGGCCCCCCCAGCGTCAAACTGGCAGGAAGACAGGGTCGCCGCCCTCGAAGATCAGCTCGCAAAGCTCGAAGAGGATATGGGAGACATCAGTGCGACGGCGGGAAAGATCAGGGATCTGTCGGGAAAGAAGGGGAAGAAATGAAAATCCTCATCACCGGAGGTGCGGGTTTCCTCGGATCTCATCTCTGCGAACATTTCCTGAGGCAGGGCCATCACGTCACGTGCCTTGACAAATTTGCAAAGGGCAACGGCCTCGTAAAAAAGCTCCAGGGCTTTCCCAGTTTCAAGATTGACCAGCGCGATCTGCTCATCAGCCCTTGGGTAAATCTCCCAGATGAGTATGACGAGTTCAGGTCCTCAGATTCCCCATGGTACGCCGGCGACCTCGATTACATCCTGCACTTCGCCTCCTATCCTTCCCCGAAAGATTACATGGCCAAGCCGATTGAGACGTTGAAAGCGGATTCCCTCGGCACCCTGGAGATGCTGAAACTCGCAGGCGTGAAGGATGCCGTTTTTGTTCTCGCCTCTACCGGCCACATCGATCTTGATGCTGATCCCACAAATGAGCGGACGATTTACAACGAGGGGAAGAGATTCGCAGAGGCCGCAACCATGGCGCTCCACAGAGGACAGTGGATCAACACGCGAATTGTGCGGATGTTTAACTCCTACGGACCCGGGATGAGGATCGATGACGGCAGGATCGTGCCGACCTTCATTGTCAAGGCATTGAGGGGAGAGGATATCATCGTCATGGGCGGCATGCAACCAATCAGCTTGACTTACGTTGAGGATATGATAGCAGGGATCGAGGCGGTCATGCTCTCGGAATTCTGCGCGCCTGTGGAGCTGGGCGAATCGCACAGGACGGATGTTTTGAGTGTGGCTGAGATAATCGTAGAGATAGCCCAGAGCCAGAGCCAAATCAAAATCATGGAAGCCAAGATCAAAGAAGAAAGGTATCCGGACCTCATGCTGGCGCGAGAACTCGGATGGGTGCCGAAGATGCCATTGCGAGAAGGCCTGGCGAGAACGATAGAGGATTTTAGGAGGAGGCTATGAGGCGCTTTGCTCTTGAAGGAAGAGCCATCTTTTACGCCGAAGACATTGACGATGCTTTTGAAAAGCTCGCCAAGCATTTTGCCAATCCGCCCGATTCCGATCTTTTTATGGGAGGAACAGACATCCATATCCATCCAATCGACCCAGAAGATAAGGAGACAAATGAAACCCGTCCGCGATAATGACACGAGCACAAAATGATCATCTACATGGCACGGAATAAGGTTAACGGCAAAATATATGTTGGGCAGACGGTCATGCCTTTAGAAAGACGAATTGCTTCTCACCTCGTTGCTAAAACTGGAATCTTTCCTAACGCTCTCAGAAAGTACGGAGTTCAATCCTTTGAATTCTCGGTTATCGATGTCGCGGATTCTCAAGATGCCCTTAAAGAGAAAGAAATTTTTTGGATCGGCGTCTTCGACTGCAGGGTTCCAAATGGCTATAACATTACGCAAGGTGGAAATGGCGGAATGCTGGGCGTGAAACAATCTGAAAAAACGAGGCGTAAGCATAGTGAATCAGCGAAAGGTAAAAACGCTGGTGAAAAGAACGGGATGTTTGGAAAGTCCTTCAGAAAGGGAGCAAAACACAGTGAGATAGCGAAACAGCTTAATAGTGATTCTCACAAAAAGTTGTGGGCAGATCCGAATTACAGAGAGAAATTGGTTGCTTCCCACAAAGGCAAAGGGCACACGGAAGCCACCAGGGAGAAAATGAGACGATCACAAAGAATAAGAAGGCAAAAAGAAAGGAGCGTAAGTGCTTGAAACCTATAAGGGATAATGATACGGTGCAAATCGAGGTCACTTCCTTCTGTCCTAAGAACTGCGCGAACTGTACGCGCTTTTGCCATCACTACAAAAAGCCCTGGTTTATGGATCTCGACACCTTTAAGCGAGCTGTCGATTCGATGGTGGGTTTCAAGCATATGACAGGCGTGATGGGGGGAGAGCCGGTTTTGCATCCCCTCTTTGCTGAGTTCTGTAAATATCTCAACTCTAAAATTCCCCCTGAGCAAACCGGCCTCTGGACCTGCTTTCCCGAAGGCAAAGAACATCTCGGGCCGATTATTGCGGAGACGTTTGGAAATATTTTCATAAACGATCACAGCCGAAACGATATTATCCATTGTCCCTTTCTGGTTGCGATCGAGGAGGTCGTCAAAGATGAGATGGACATGTGGTATCTCATTGATCATTGCTGGGCTCAGAGATCTTGGTCTGCGTCAATCAATCCGTTGGGCGCTTTTTTTTGTGAGATCGCCGCGTCGTTTGCCGCGGTTTTTAGAGACCCTGAAACAGCATGGCCTATTGAATTGGGCTGGTGGCAAAAGAATCCAATGGACTATGTTGACCAGATCAAAAAATGGTGTCCTGTATGCGGAGGTGCGGTTCCTTTGCAGTGGCGCGTCAGCACAGAAACGGTCGATGACGTTTCCCCTGGTAATCTGGAACTCCTAAAAAAGATCGGCTCTCCCAAGATCGAGCGCGGCGAGTTCGTCGTCCACGATCTCCAGATGTGCCAGGAAAAAAGAAAGAGCGCCACCTACAAGGACGAGCACTACCGAAATAACATCGCAGCAAGGTACGGGCTTTTTCTTTGTCTCAATCAGCAAGGCTTTATGACACCGTTCCAGAAGATCGTGGGAAGGAATAAATCTGCGGCGATCACCGTGGCTGCGCGACCAGAACTCGGAGTAAATACGGTTTCGGACCTAATAGGTCCCGCTCTCATCGAAAGAGAAAAATCAGTTCTGAAACTTAGAGAGCAGGGCCTGACCTTGGAAGAGATCGGGAAAAAATTTAATATAAGTCGGGAAAGAGTCCGACAGATTGAAGCTAAGGCAATAGAAAGAATGAAGTAGATGGACGCAAGCATTTTTCCAATCTTGATCATGGTCTGTGTAGTGATCCTGATAGTTTTCGGCATCTGGATTGCGATTCATGGGAAATAACACCATCACCACAGCAGGAAATGGCACCTGGACCCCACCGTGGCCCGTCGGAGCTGGATTTGGCGTCGATCAAGTAAGAGTTCAGCTATGGGGGGGAGGTGGCGGAGGTGGGGGAGGAAATGCGACCTCCTCTGGAAGCGCAGGCGCAGGTGCAGCGTATGCCGAACTGACTGCCTACAATGTGGCCTTTGGATCGAATTACAATTACACTTGCGGAAATGGCGGGGCAAGGGGAGCGGCCAACGCCAACGGTACGAACGGAAATAACTCGGTTTGGCGTCATTCGAATAACGCAAATGCGGCTTGGGCAGAGGCTGGAGCAAGGGGAGTCCGCCCCTCGGCTGCTGCGAACTCTGCCGGAGGTGCCACAGCCAATAGCTCAGGAAATGTGACCTGGGGAGGCGGCAATGGAGCCAATCGAAATGGAACAAACGCCGCGCAGGCGGGATCAGGTGGCGGCAGTGCGGGAAGCACTGGAGCCGGAACAGCCGGAGCTAATACGGCCAATGCCGCAGGCGGAGCAGGTGGTGCCGGGGGAGGCGGCAATGGAGGACCGGCAACCGTTGGGGGTGGAAATGGAATAGGCGTTCAACCAGGAGGCGGAGGCGGAGGGGGTGGCAACGCCAACCAGACCGGAGGCAACGGCGGCGTTGGGAAAATTATTATTTCGTGGAATGATAACTTCAGAGTTCCGAATATAGCTGACGCGGGCGCTGGCGATGACGGCACTGGCTTTGGAATTACGGTCTCGGCAGCGAATATCGGAGACTCCGGGGCCGGAGACGATTCATTTCCAGCAGGCATATCGGCTACGCTTCCAAATATCTCCGAGACAAATACGACAGTCGAGAGTATCATTGCCTCGCTCACGGGCATGGACATGACGCTTGCCGATTCAGGCGTAGCGACCGATGCCGTCAGCCAGCTTCTGGCTTCTTTCAGCCTTTCCGAAACGGCAACTGCGACCGATCTCATTCAAGCGGTGATGGCTCAATTCGGGATTACTGATATTGGGACCGCCATTGATACTGTGGCGGCTTTCTTTCTTGCGGCTTTAATCGATTCGGGAGTTGGAATTGATCAAGTTCAAAGCATCGCAGCCTCGCTCGGAATCGCGGATACGGTGACCGGGACAGATGCTCTCTATCAAGTGCTGGTCTCGGTGTCTCTTCCCGAAGCTGGGGCCGGTGCTGATGCGCTTCCTGCCGCTCACGTTACCGTAACTCTCTCGGACACCGTCTCTGGGGCCGATCTCGCCTCGCTCACGATTGCGCTCCCAACAATTTCAGATACCGGAGTGGGGGCTGATCTAATTGCGGTGCTAAGCGAAACAATTATTTCGATCATCGAATCGGCCATAGGCTCTGATTCGGTTCTATCGATCCAGGTTGAGATCCCCCCCATCCCAGAAAGTGCCATTGGCCTTGACCTTCTCTCCATGCTCCAAGCCGCGTTTTCCGTGCTCGATCTTGGGCAAGGGATCGACATAGCATTCCAGCCAGCCCCAATAGTTCCTGTCAAGGGATTTAGATTCACGGTAAAAGGGAAGAGAGCAGGTCTTGGCCCTGCTGGCCGAGGACCCGAGATATCAATTAAACCGAAAAAGGCGAAAGCTTAGGTTGAATGAAAATAAGTAAGATCATTCTCTGCGGCAATAACGGGAACAACGGCATCTTCCTTGAGTATGATCTCCCCCCGAATTTTCACGGAGAGATCACTTTCAATTTTGGCCAAGGCGGTTTTGGAGGAGCATGCAAGATCAGCAAAAATCAAATCCCTCCGACCGAGAACGGATTCAACGAAAAAAAATATCTTGACTTTTTAAAAAATAGTTCTATACTTCTTGGAAATAACACTTTTTGATTTCGGGCTACCTTGCTGCCATGCTGGCCTACGAGGCCCCGGTTGAAGTCCACAAGACTTTGCCGGGGCCTTTTTTATTGGACCGGCACCAAAGGAGGAGATCATGGAAGAGGCGCTTACTGAAAAACTTTTTTATAAGACGCAGTGGATCATTCGGCGATATTTAAATGAGGAGATGTTTGAAAGAGGAATCCCAACGGAAGTCCCTGACGTAAACGGGCCCGTAGGTGCGATGCTCCCCGCCGAATCGGTGATTGAGGGCAATAAACTCTTGAATAGCGGCATCGCCGCCATCGAGGATTTGATCTGTGGGATTGCCTCCCCTGTGAAGTGGGACGCCGGGAACGCCTATATCGGCGTCGGTGACAACAGCACGGCAGCAAATGAAACCCAGACCGGTCTCTTGGCCGCCGCCGGAAATCAGGCATACAACTCGATGAATGCCACATATCCGTCTCGCGCTAATACCACCTTGACGTGGCAGGCAGCCTTTAATGGCACTACGGCGAACTTCGGCTGGCAGGAGTTCACCGTAACAAACAAAAACAACAACACCGGGAATAGCATTAATCGCGTCGCCAACAATCAGGGGACAAAGGTAAACGGTCAAGTCTGGACCGTGAGCGTCCAGCTGACACTGAGTTGAAAAATGGAAGTCGTAAACGAAGGCAGCACTTATGTCCTCGGCCTTTCCTTCACGGATGAAAATGGGAACGGAGTCACGCCGACCGGCGCGAGGTATCGGATCGATGTGGACGGAGGGAATGCGATCACGTCAGGGAACAACAATTCGGCCTGGGTTGATATAACACCAGGAAGCAACGCCTATGACCTCGTGATCACCGCGAATCAGAACGCGATGGTCGGCAACAATACCCAGAGAGAGGAGCGAGTCGTCACAGTCGAATTTGGCTACTCTGGGAATGCAAATAAGCAGACGGATGAATACCGGTATATGCTCGCTCGGCTTGAAAATTTTCTAAGGGCATAAATGAACGGGCGTGTCGCTAAGAAAATAAGAAAGATGGGAAGGATCGATGTGGATGCGGCAAGTCGAGGGTACTGTGCGGGCCTTCTTAGCCTCAGCTTTCGGCGTCGGCTGAGCTTTTGCGTTGCCCTCCTTTTCAAGAGAAAGTGGGAGTAAACCTTTGCGAATCATGATCGACACAAATAAGGCCTTGAGAAAGGTAGACGACCGCGCGACCAGGGGCGGCGGCATAGTCGCTCCCATCGATGCCAACTTCGTTCAGCGGGTCGTTCAGGGAGTAAAGTACATCATCTCTGGAGCCGGGCCCTCCGCATGGTTCGGTCCATCCCAGCCTCTCCTTCCGATCGCTCAGGAAGCCAAGGGCCGCCGGTTCGACTATCCCGTCGGCTATAACCTCCAGGTCCAGAAGAGACCATACGAAGGCGTCTCGTTTGAACAGATGAGAGGCCTGGCCGACGGCTATGATATTCTCCGCCTCGTCATTGAGACGAGGAAGGACCAGATCGCCCGAATGCAGTGGGCGATCAAGCCGAGAGGAGAAAAGAACAAAGTCAAGAGCAGGGCGATGTCTAACAATGGCCTCAAGGGGACGATTGATCGTGTGACTGATTTTCTTCAGTTCCCCGATGGCGAGAGTAACTGGGACCAATGGCTGAGGATGATCCTTGAAGATATGCTGGTGGTCGATGCCTGCACGATCTATCCCAGAAAAACGAAAGGTGGCCAGCCCTTTGCATTCGAGGTGATAGACGGAACAACGATTCAGAGAAAGATCGATGCCGATGGAAGGACGCCAATTCCGCCCGATGTCGCCTATCAGCAGATGCTCAAGGGTCTGCCGGCAGTGGATTTCACTAAAGATGAGATCGTTTACTTCCCACGAAACAAGCGTTCCTGGAAGGTCTATGGCTATTCTCCCGTCGAGCAGATCATCACCATCGTCAATATCGCCATTCGCCGCATGATGTTTCAACTCTCATACTACACGGAAGGGAACGTCCCAGAGGCCCTGATCGGGGTCCCCGATACCTGGACAACGGATCAGATCGCGGAATTCCAACTCTATTGGGATTCTCTCATGGAGGGAAACCTTGCGCAAAGGCGCCATGCAAAGTTTGTACCGGGCGAAATCTCAAAAAATGTTCATGAAACGAAAGAGAAGGCGATCAAGGATGAGATGGACGAATGGCTCGCAAGAGTCGTCTGTTACGCCTTCTCCGTTTCGCCGCAGCCTTTCGTCAAGGTGATGAATCGGGCGACCGCCGAGACTGCCCAGCAAATGGCCCAGCAGGAGGGACTTGAGCCGCTCCTCCGATGGTCTAAGAACCTGATGGACCTCCTGATCTGGAAATACATGGGCTTCACCGACGTTGAGTTTGAATGGCAGGAGGAGCAGGAGACGGACCCCAAAGACCAGGCGATGATCGACGAGATCCACATAAGGAATGGAATCATGAGCGTCGATCAAGTCAAGGAGAGACTCGGACTCGCACCGATAGGCTTGAGCGAGGTGATGGTCACGGCATCAGGCATCCAACTCGTAAAAGACATTCTCAATCCTCCTGAGCCGCCCCCTGGAGCGCCGACTCCTCCCATAGAAGGAGCTGAGGCGACAGCGGCAGTGGCAAAACTGGCGAAGGCAAAAAAAAAATTCCACGGATCGACCGCAATAGAAAGCTGGTACGGTCGGCCCGTTCTAAGTTGAAAGAGGTAATGCTCGGTGTCTTTGAAAAGGGAAAGAAACAGGTCAGAAAGCTCAAGATGGACATGGAGAAGATGGATGCTCTCACTGAGGCCAGGGTCAAGGGCATATTGTCCGAGCTTGAGCTTGAAGGCTGGGCGGTGATCATGGACGCCACTGACGAGATCCTTCAGGAAGTTACCAAGGACGGCGTGATCCAGGCGCTGGTTCAGATCGGCATGAGCGAAGAGAATATCACAGAAACGATGTCAAAAATGGCCCTTGATTATGCGAAGGCCAGGGGCGCCGAGCTCGTGGGGAAAAGACTTCTCCCTGACGGGACCATCATCGACAATCCTCACAGCGAATGGTTCATTGAGCAATCAACCCGGGACCTTCTCAGGGGAGATGTGGCCAAAGCTGTCGAAGAGGGATGGAGCACGAACAAACTGAGGGACGAACTCGAAAAAAATTATGCGTTCTCGGAGGAGAGGGCCGACATGATTGCGAGGACCGAGACCGCCTTCGCAGATTCTCGTGGCAATATGATCGCCTATAAGGAGAGCGGGGTTGTTTCGGGGAAAGAATGGATCCTCGGATCTGAGCATGATCAGGACGATGAGTGTGACGACAACGTGGCTGCGGGTGTGATCGCCCTCGACGATTCGTTTCCGTCTGGGGACGACGAGGCTCCAGCGCACCCAAACTGTGTCTGTGATGTTCTGCCAGTTTTGGCAGAAGAAGCGGAGGCGTGAAATGAAAGAATTACTGAAGCTCTTTATTCCCATCGTGAAGATCGATGAGGAGAAGCGTACGGTCTTCGGGCGCGTAACCGAGGAAGTGCCGGATAGCTCGAACGAAACTTTCGATTACGGGACCTCGAAACCCTTCTATCAGGAGTGGACCGAGTATTTCCAGAAGGCCACAGATGGCAAATCCTACGGTAACCTCCGGGCAATGCACGACGGCAAGAAAGCCTCGGGCTATATCCAGAACCTGAACCTTGACGACAGGGAGAAGGCCGTCGAGGTAGTCGCAAAGGTTGTGGACGAAGAGGACTGGAAGAAGTGCCTCGAGGGCGTCTACACCGGATTCTCCCAGGGGGGACGGTACGTCAAGAAGTGGTTCGATGGAAAAACAAACCGCTACACCGCCGCGCCGAATGAGATCAGCTTGGTCGATTACCCGGCCCTCAAGTCTGCGACGTTCGCTCTTGTAAAGGCCGATGGAATTGTGGAAGACAGACCTTTCAAGAAGGTGGCCGAGCGGTCGGACGTCAAGCCGGAGGAGGGAAAGAGCAAATACGGCGACGTAAAGTTCGCCGATGCCAAGAACAAGAAGTATCCGATCGACACCGAGGCTCATATCCGGGCAGCCTGGAATTATATCAACAAGCCCAAGAACGCCGCGAAGTACAGCGCTGAGGATGTGAAATCGATTAAGGGCAAGATTATCGCCGCCTGGAAGTCAAAGATCGATAAAGAGGGTCCGCCCTCCGCAGAAGAGGAATCGAAAAAGATCGATGCCTTCACAGAAGACGAGCTGAAAAAGGCGGAGATCGATTTGATCTTTCCTGAAGGCGACCTGAAGAAATGGGCGGGTGAAGAGATCAGCGACGCGATCAGCGCAGCCTACTGTCTCCAAAGCATTGCCTATCTTTACGAGAAGGAGATGGGAGAGGAGGAGGCCGACCAGGCGGCAGCCCTGAAAACGGTGATCGAAAACCTGAAGGCTTTTGTCGCCTCCGAGATCCAGGAGGACTTCGAAGACGGGCTGATGCAGATGTCTCAGAAGATCGAGGATCTCCAGAAGTCCGGAGCGCGGCATTCTAAGGGTGATGGAGAAATCCTTCAGAAGATCCATGACCACACCGCAGACATGGGAGCGGAGTGTAAATGCAATAAGTGCAACGAGACGAAGAAGATCAATCCCGAGTCCGAGATGGCCAAGAGCATGACCAAGGCTCTCCTGGCGAAGGTTCAAGCGATCCACGATCACACTAACGACCTTGGCGTCGAATGCAAATGCGCCAAGTGCAATAAATCAGACGGAAAGGAGGATGAGGAAATGGATCTAAAGAAGCTCGAAGAGATCACGAAGAGGCAGGATGCGCTCGAAGCCGACAACAAGCTTCTCAAGGCCGACAATGAAGCCTTGAAGAAAAAGATCGAGGAGCTGTCGAAGGAACCTGAGCCAGCTAAGGGTGTAAAGCTGGATGCCGCCGCCATCAGGAAGCAGGATGATGGAAAGCCCGCAGACCAGGATCTGAACGTCGAGAAGGATCCCTTGAAGGCGATCAAGAAGGCACACCAGAATCCGATGGCCTATTCCATAACGCCGCCAATCGCCCAAGGCTGAGAGGGCGCAAAAATAAAAAAGGAGGAGAAGAGAAATGTTTAAGATGCCAGGAATTACCCAGGAAACGCTTGATATGCTCAAGCAGGCAAAGCCGCAGGATCTTGCCCTCCTGCAAAAAGCGTTCAACCAATCTCTCGGCCTGGTTTGGTACGACCTTGAGCCGACAGCAAAACTTCTGTACCCGGTGATCACTCCGCTCAGGAACATGATCCCCCGCGTATCCGGGGCGGGCGGCACGGCGGTCAACTGGAAACAGATCACAGCGGTAAACGCCAATAAGCAGTCCGCAGGCGTTTCGGAAGGGAACAGGACTGCCAGGATTACAACCACGGCGAACAACAAGAACGCCACGTACAAGGGCCTCGGCCTCGAGGATTCGGTAAGCTTCGAAGCTGATTATGCCGGGATGAATTTTGACGACATCAAAGCCCTGGCCGTCCTCGGCCTCTTGAGGGCGATGATGATAGAGGAAGAGAAGGTCATTCTCTACGGCAACCCAGATTTCCAGATCAACGGAGGGAATGCGGCCCCCACTCCTACGGCGACCTTGGCGGGCGGCGGAAGTTTGACAGCGAACACGGTTTATCACTGCAGATATCTTCCATTGACTCCGGAGTCCTATGCCATCTCTTCTGTAGCTGGGAATGTGATGCAGGTTGCAAACCGGACGAACGCAGACGGAACGAATGACACCTACAACCTGGGAACCGGGGTTCTCTCGGCCGCAAATAATGCCAATACCGGGGCCTCAAACAACGCCATCACCTTCGCCGTCCCAGCGGCCAATATCGCAGCGGGCACTTTAAAAGGAGCAGCCGCCTATGCCTGGTTCTGCGGGACGAATGGTGCCAATGCGAACGTCACCCTCACAGCAATCACCACGGTTCCGAAATTCACCTACACCGGGAATGAAACCCAGGGCAACCAGAAAGGAAGCGATCTGAACGCCAACGATTGCAGCAACGATAGCCTGCTCTTTGCGGGCCTCTGGAATCACATCGTGTCGGCGAACAGCAACGCCTATTTTAAGGACCTCGGCGGGAACAACCTGACGGGCGTGAATGGAACGATGGAGATCGACGAGATCGAAGTAGCCCTGAAGGCTTTCTGGGATAACTATAAGCTCTCTCCAGACTACATGATTATGAGCGCCCAGGAGCTAAAAAATATCAACCGAAAGACGGAAGCGGGCAATGGACTGCCTGTCGTTCGGTTCAACCTCGATGCCGGAACAGGCGTGCAGAATTACAGCGCCGGCGCAGTCGTCGGGAGTTACATCAACAAGTACACCATGAGCGGCGGATCGCTTGTGAAGTTCTTGCTCCATCCGAACATGCCACCCGGATCGCTTATGTTCTACAGCTCCCAGATTCCTTATCCCCTCTCTAACGTTACCAACATCCTTCAGATGAAGCTGAGAAGGGACTATTATCAAATCGAATGGCCTCTCCGGACCCGAGCCTATGAGTACGGGGTATACATGGATGGCCTACTTCAAAACTTCTTCCCCCCGGCCTTCGGCTTGATCACCGGGATCAACGACGGCTGATAGGTAGGGCATGACGGCAAGACAGGAGCTGGCAAATGATCTTTGCCAGCTCTCCGATGTTAAAGATTACGTTTTTCGTGGAGCGGGGAATCAGACGAAAGAGGACGACAATCTCCTCCAGCGTCTGATTTCCGCAGCCTCGGATTGGATCAGGCTTGAGACGAGCCGAAATTTTGAAGTTGCTAACTATACAGAAATCCGCAGCGGGGCAGGCGGAAGGCAGCTCGTGATGTTCGTCAAGAACAGACCGATCATTTCGGTAGCCCACGTTTACGTTGATGGTCAGGAGATCCCGGCGAAGCCGACCGGCGCGAACAATTTTAATGTCAATGGATATTCTTTTTCGGATAGCTACATTTCTTTAACAGGCTATCTTTTCACGGACGGAATTGACAATGTCGAGATCCATTACCAAGCCGGGTTCAACAGCGTCCCGAATGATTTGGAGCAAACCTGCGTTGAGGCCGTCGCCTGGGCCTATCGGGAGATTGACAGGCTCGGCCAGAAAAGCAAGATCCTTGCAGGCGAAACGGTCGCCTTCGATATGGGTGCATTGAGCGAACGAGGAAAGAGGGCGCTGGAAAGATATCAGCGCGTGACACCAGGGATGGGGACATGATCAGGGCGGCAATCGTCGGGGATCCGAATAAGGTGCCCCAATATATTTTGGCAAAGATCCCACAATTTGAATGGGCCTGCCGTACTTCGATGGCAAGAATAGTCATAGGGTTACAGATCAAAATCGTGAAAGAAAAATTAACTGGGCAGGTGCTAAAGACGCAAACGGGGCGGCTTAGGAGAAGCATTTCCGCATCCATGTCTCCTGCGGGTCCGATTGTGACTGGAATCGTGGGAACAAACGTTGAATACGCGGCGATCCATGAATTCGGAGGCAAGACAGGGGCGCATCAAATCCTCCCGAAAAGAGGTAAGGCCCTTGCCTTCAACTGGAAGGGCAAAGATGTGGTTTTCGCAAAGGTGAACCATCCCGGCTCTATTATGCCTGAGCGGTCCTTCATGAGGACGGCTCTTAATGAGATGAAGCCGCAAATCCTTCAAGAATTTCAGAATGCGATTTTTGAGGTAATCGGGAAGGCATGACGCGTGAAGATATTTACAGTGCGCTTTTCGCTTCGGTTCAGATCGCCTGTGATGGCGCGGGAGTCATAACCTGTGAACGCAAGCTTAGGCATTGGAGCGATGTTTCAGCAAAGGAGCAGCCGGCAGTCTTTCAGGTTCAAAAGGGGGAGTCGTCGGTTCAGAGATTGAAAATGCCGGCGATTTGGAAATTAGACGTTGATTTGTATGTTTATGTCAATACGTCCAGCAATCCGAAGGTGGCACCGACGACCCTGCTCAATCCGATTATCGATGCCCTTGAGGCGGCCTTTCCTCCAAATGAGCCTGAAGGCCCTCAGACTCTCGGAGGGCTTGTGAGTCATTGCTGGATCACCGGAAAGATAGAGACGGCGGAAGGGGTTCTTGGTCCGCAGGAAGTGGCAATCATCCCCATTGAGATTCTCGGGGCAGAATAAAAAAAGGAGGTAACTCAGATGCAACAATATTGGTTTGGTTCGGGAATTATGTGGGCGATACCGCTGATCGACATCGCTGGGAACAACGTAGCTACTCCGACGCCGGTGCCTTTTGGAGCTATGCAGGATGTTTCGATTGATATTTCTCACACGGTGAAGGAACTTTACGGCCAGAATCAATATCCGCTGGCAATCGGAAGAGGCACGGCCAAGATCACGGGCAAGGCGAAACAGGCGTCCATCCAAGCGTCGCTTTTCAATCAGGTCTACGGGGCGAATATGATCGCCAACCAGACGCTGATTGCCTACCAGGAAGCCGCCAACATCGGAGGAGCGAATAACAACGCTACCGTTTCACACAACGGGAACGCTGTGTTTCTTTATGACCTCGGAGTATTCTATGCAGCCAACGGAAATCAGTTAGCGAGGAACACGGCTCCCGGGGGGACTGGAGGCCAGTACTCCGTCGATGCGAACGGAAAATATACCTTCAGCGCAAATGAAGCCAACAACACTGCGGTTCAAATCTCCTATGCCTATGTGGGAGGTTCCGGAAACTATTTCGTTGTGCAAAACCAGCCACTTGGCATTTCTCCTTTCTTTAAGGTGGCTCTGAGAGGAATCTACGGCGGAAAACAGACTGTCTTCACTCTTTATCAATGCGTGGGGACAAAGCTGACCATCGCCACGAAGCTTGAGGATTTTGTCATCCCTGAGTTTGATTTCTCGGCGATGGCCGATGCTTCGGGGAATGTTTACGATTTCCACACCGCCCAGTAAGCGAGGAGAGAATGGATCTAAAATTTGAAGGCGTGACGCTGAAATTCGGAGAGGGCGAGTTCGTCATTCCTCCTCTTAATCTTGGCCAGGTGAAAAGACTTATTCCCCTGATTGAGAAGATGAGAAATGGGACGGACGATGCCGAAAAATTCGATGCGGTTGTGACCGTGGCGCATGCGGCGCTCTCAAGAAATTATCCCGATCTCACCATCGAACAGGTCGAGGAGATGGTTGACCTCGGAAATTTAAAGAAGGTCATTGATGCCGTGATGGGCATATCGGGTTTCGTATCGGGGGAAGCACAACCGGGGAGCGCCCAGACTGGGACGTGATTTATTCCCATTTGATCACGGTCACTGGATGGACATGGGAATATATCGACATGAATATGACGCTTCCCCGGCTCTACAGTCTTACTCAATACTGGCGGGAGAACCCGCCTCTCTATATTCTGATCGGGGCCTTCCTCGGCGTTAAACCATCTGGGAAATTCTTAAAAAATAAAGAACCTGACCTTGCCGAGCTCATCGCAGAACTCGGGATGAGCAATCCGAAGGCGGAGTGATATGGCTGCTGACAACGAACTACAGGTCAAAATAACTTCCGACATCACGGGGATTAAGACAGGGACGCAAGAGGCGGCCTCTGTATTTTCCAGGGCGACGGAGCAGATCCAGTCCTCTGTCAGCACAATGAACTCCAACGTCTCCTCGGCGATGTCTAATGTTACCAGCACCTTCTCAAGTGCATTCAGCACGATCGGTGCTGCCGCCGCCTCGTTCGGTTCGGCGATCGTGGCCTATCTTTCCGTCAGCGCCCTAAAGGGAGCCATCGACGCAGCTCTCAGCTATAGGGATTCGGTTGAGCAGCTCAGCCGTGTTATGGGGATCACATCGGAACAAGCCTCCGTCCTGAATGTTGCCCTGAAAATGGTCGGAGTGAGTGCAGAGTCCTATGCCACGGCAAACATTCGCCTGGCCATGCACGTTAAGACGAGCGAGGGCGCCCTGAACCAACTTGGGGTCGCCACCCGAGACACGAGCGGAAATCTTCTCTCTCAGACAGCTATCTTCAACAACGCCGTCGCTGCAATGCAGCAGTACAAGGCCGGAGCCGACCAGAATCAGTTCGCTCTTTATGCCTTCGGAAGAAATGCCCAGTCCATTTATGAAATCATGCGATTGAATAACCGGGTGATGGCGGAGGCAGAACAGGTTGCTAAGAGCTACGGTCTGATTCTTACGAGCCAGGCGTCCGAGACGATGGAACGATATCGGGAGAAACTTGCCGTTATAACGCTTCTCTTCGATGCGATTAAGATGAAGATAGGAACCGAGTTGCTTCCCGAGCTCGTAAAGATGAGCGGATGGTTTGCAAGTGAGGGCCCGAAAGCTATCAGTATTTTCACCGGCGCGGCCAAGGGCTTCATCATGGTGGCGGACGGTGTGATCACTGAGGTCCAGAACATTGTCACGGTATTCGTAGCATGGGGAAAAATCATCGGGGATGTTTTTACTGGCCAGTGGAAAAAAGCAGTCCTCGATTTCAAAGCGGGCGCTGCGGAAATCGATGCGAATGTAGCCCACCTCAATCTCCGAATGTCGGAGCTCTTTGCGAAGACGGCTCCCGAAAAAATGCTCGGCGGAGCAGGTGCCGGAGCACCGGCAGGTCCCGCTGCGGGCGGAAAATCCTTTGTCACTCCCGAAACTCCTTCCGACCTTCTCGCTAAATGGAAAGACGAGCTGAAGCAAAGAGAGATCTCGGAGCAGGCGTTCTTCGGTTTATCGAAAGAAGAAGAGAAGGCGTTCTGGGAATCGAAGCTCGCTACGATCAAGGGAGCAGGAAAGGACCAGGTCAAGCTCAGGCTTGAAGTCAATTCTGAGATATTCGGCGTCGAGAAGACGGGAGCGAAAGAAGCTCTTGAGACGACGATTAACGCCCTGAAGCAGCAGCAGGAATCGGAGAAATTGACGGGGGCTCAGCGCATCGCCATCCAGGACCAGATCCTTTCGGCGATCCAGGCGGCAGGGGCCAGAGAAACTTCGATCTATCGGAGCGCGGCCCTCGAACGAGAAAAGCTCGTCGAACAAGAAGCCGTCAAGGAAATCAAAGAGCAAGAGAAAATCCTCGAAGCCCACCTTCAGACAGCGACTATCGCCATCGAAGCCAAGATGAAGGAGGTTAATACCGCCTACGAGCTCGGAAGCATCTCCGCCACGAAGCAGCTCGAACAGCTCCGAACTTTGCTGACTGAAAAATATAACCTTGAGCTTCAGACCTTCAATAGAATAAGGGCGCTCTGGGAACAGTACCCCGTTCAATGGCAGGCGGTTGAAAAAAAGATCGAGCTGGCCACGGCGAAGCATGAAGCCGACATGAAGTCTGTCGAGAATAAGGCCACGCTTGAAATGCAGAAGACGTGGACGAAGGCCTTTGACGCTATTGCCAGCTCCCTCAATATCAACTGGGCAGGGGTAATTGAAGGAACACAAAATCTACGCGATCAGATGACGAGCATTGGAGAGAATATCGCCAGCACGATGATCAACGCCTGGGCCAGAATGTGTCTGGAACAGATCGCCTATGAACTAACAGCCGCAACAGCGTCAAAGGCACTTACGAAGGAGACCGCTCTCAGCAAGATAGCCTCAAGTGCCTCATCTGCCGCTGCTGGCGCCTACGATGCCTTTGCGAGCATTCCCTACGTTGGCCCGGTTCTCGGAGCGATAGCGGCTGCCGTCGTCTTTGCTGCCGTCATGGCCTTCGGCGCCTCGGTCGGATCGGCTGCCGGTGGATGGGACGTTGACAAGGATTCTTTGGGGATGGTCCATGCAAAGGAGATGGTCTTACCTGCTCCGCTTGCTGAGGGGATCAGAGGGATGATAGCAGGCCAGGGGACGGTCGGAGGACCTTCTCAGCAAAGGGCTCCAATCATCAACGTCACGGCCATGGACGGGACGGACGTAAAGAGGGTGCTCTCAAGGCACGCGCCAACGATCTACAACACGCTCAGATTAAGGGGAAGGCCCTACGGGATAAGATAGGAGGAAAGATGAAACTAAAAAATAGGATTCTAATCTGGTCAGCAATAATTTTTCTGGCAGTCCCTGCCCTCTGTTACAGCGCAGCAGGCGATTACAAAATAACGAATGACGGAACTGCTTACAGTTATAGCGCTGTCACCAAAACGAATCCGATTAACGTAAAGCATCCCTCTTACGGGGCGAAGGGTGACGGAGCCACGAACGACACGGCGGCTATCAATGCCGCGTCTGCCGCCCTTACCACTAATTCTACGCTGTATTTTCCAAATGGCCATTACATGCTTACCGGCGTATGGGGAATCATAGACAAATCGAATATAACGATAGAGGGCGAATCGAAAGAAGGGACGATAATCGACAGCTCTGGGACTGCCACTCTGTCGGCTCCCGGAGCGCTGTGCCCACAAGGAGCCTACGGCACGCTTACGATTGACTCATCGAGCAACACGACTAACGGCTACGTCCACGACATCACGCTGAAAAATATCACGATAAAATCCTCAATCTCCAATCCAGGAACGATCCAACAGAAAACAATATTCATCGGCTATGTCTCGGATTTTAGGATGGAAAATTGCGTCATTTATGGTGGGTATAACGAAGCTGTTCACCATTTTCAATATTCAGGAAAGTATAATACCAACCTTACCTTTAGAAATAATAAATTCATAGGGCAGAGCGGAATCGGAGGAAGCCAACTTAATACGAACACCTCAAGGACAACGACTGTCAACGTCGAGAATAACACTTTTTGGCAGTCCCCCACGATCGGAATCCACTTGTCTTCCTTAGATAACCATGTGATCGGTAATCGCCTCTATGGACCAATGCAGGTCGGCATTTTATTTGGAGACGGCGTCGGCTGTGGATATCCAACAGAAGTCCTTGGAAACAAAATTTACAATTTGGGACAAGGTTCTGGCCTTTCTGGCATAAAAGGAATCTCCTGGGTTGGGGAGGCTAATGAGAACGGAGTCCTGATAGAGGGGAATTTGATCTATGGACTGTACAAGGGGGCAACTGCTATCTCCATTTCTGGAAATGCTTTCATCAAGGGGAATATGATTTCATCGGTGATGGACGCCACCGGAAATAATTATGGAATAGTGATCTCTGAACCTGGAAGCGGTAGTTTGTCTGGAGAAAATATGCAGATATATCTTTCCGCCAACATCATAGAGAAAACGGCGAATGTGAATAAATTTGCCAGTGGAATCCAAGTCCAGCAATCATCCAATATCCCTAATGCCAC